CAGTGTTGAACCAGTAAATGTTACCGGATAGATAACATTGGGCGTAACGGTATTAGTAAGCGTTAACGTTGAACTTGTAAAACCTGTTATCGCGTTTGCCGCATTGTTTGACAAGCTTAACGAGTAGGGACGACCACGACCCCAAGCGATGATGATTTTGTTTATCACCTGATAGTCACGCAAGTTTGGGATATCTTCTTGCATAAACGGCATTGCAATCGGTGCGTTGTTTATATCAACCGCAGAAGTAACCTGCGCAACTTGAATGTTTTCTAAATAAATCTTAATCGATTGCGCTTCAAAGATTAAAACATAGACGGCATTGTCGTTTAACACGTAGTTGCTGATTTGACAGTATTGCGGATCTAATGGGTTAACTATCGACAATTTGTCGACGTACCTCGTGCCCCAGCGCGAAGTGGCGCCACCCTGTGGGATAATTAATACGTTACGTGCCTTTTTTAACGCTTTATAGTAACCATCCCAATCCGTACGCTTTTGTATGGTTTGGTCGATTTCGCCTAAGTTAAAATTGGATTGATCAAACCTTGCTTCCATTAGCCACTCGCAAACGTAGAGACATAGCGACGTGTAATCATTGGCGCACTTTGGAGCGGGAACTGTGGTCTGTTTTGGCAATCCATCGCTTGGGCTACGCCGAATGCTTTATCTCGTAGCGGCAATAATGCTTGATGATATTGCACGCTTTGGGCATTAGAGAGCGCTGCATAAAGTGCTAGCTCATAGATAAAGAAATCCCAAAAGTAATTTGGCACAAGTGAATAATCTACATTAAATACATACTCAAGATATAACGGCTGTCCGTTGGTCGCGTTGTAATTAGTGTAGAGCTTAGAATTTTCGTAAATGTCCCAATCATAAAAGTTGGGCCATAAATGCACGAGTTTTTGAAAGTTCGCAGGCAACGTATAAGAATACAGATAGTATCCACCAATTGGCACGTTCACATCTAAGTTCAATTGCACAATTGTGGTAGCAAAACGCCAGAATCCAGACTCTAATGCAGTTAAATATTTATAGTCAAAAGCCTGCTCCATTGCAGTTGTTAATCCATCTGCATTAGCGAGCGAAGTAATGGGCTTTTTTCCCATAATTGTTAATGAATTTGATATGACCTGGACTTTCGTTAATGCCATTGCACATCCTTATAAATAAGAGGGCAGCGAACCGCCCTCAATACGGCCTAGGGAACTATACAGCCGATACAGTGCGATACCACATAGCCCATGTTGCAGAGCCACCAGTACCTGTTGCAAAGTCAGCGGTTGCGTTAACTAACCATAATGGTTCGTTAATCATCAATGAGCTTGCTGTTGATGCGGTTAATCCAGTTAAACCAACTAATTCATTAGCGGCCAAACCTGTTAATGTAGCCGCTGCAACAGTGCTAGAAGTTGCGGTAGTACCGCCAGCATGTACGGTTGAGCCGTATTGCGGAGCAAGCACGCCACCACCAGTATAAGCAGCCGAACCATATACAAGGTTCAACTCAAACTTGTCGATTAAGTATGCCAAGCCTGCGCCAGGAGCTGCTAACAATTGCACGCCCACGCTATACAAGCTAGTCATTTGTGCAAGTGTTAAGCTGCCACCTGCATATTGAGACACGCCAGTGCTTGAGCTATTGCTAAATGCGGTTGAAGTAATTGTTCCACCATATGGAATGCTGGTATATGAATTACTGTTGGTTAATGTGTACCACACAACAGTGCCGTCAGTGGTTGAGTTAACCATTACCACGTCGCCTGTGACGATATCACCAGAAACGCGCGGAGTGGTAGAATTACCAAAATATCCACTTGCAGCAACGGTTGCTTGTGAATCTGCGGTAATGTATGAATATATGCGTGGACCACCGATTTTGGTGGTACCATTTGAAAGCACATTGGTAGGCTCAGCGGCAGATGCGCTTACACGTACCCAGTTATCTATTAAAAACGCCATGTTAAAAACTCCTAAAATTAAGTCTTGCTGTATTCAACCCATTGCACATATGCAATTACGGATAATCCACCAGGTAACGCCGCACCGTTAAAGTTCCAAGCTAATACGTCAGCAGTTGATAGCAAAGCTAATGGCTGCCCAAGCATTGATTGAAAATCCACTTCAACGATTACGTTACCAACACCAGCGGCTGCAACCGCTGGCGAATCAACCCACGCACCCCACACGTTGCCAATTAAAGTGCCCGCCGTTGGATTACCTGTGTATTCCAAGACGGTTGCGTGTGCACTGTAATTAGCATTGAGCGGGACAACAGTGGCAGCGCTTGATGTGCCGCCACTATTTGCAGTTGAACGTTTGGCTACATACCAAGCGTTAAGCCCTGCGGTTGTTTGGGTGGTAGAGATACCCATTTTTTGCACATAAACATTAGTTGTACTATTGCCAGTAATCGTAAACACGTCTTGGGGTGTTGCCCCTGGCGTGAAAGCGCCACTGGTTGCTCTAAATGTTTGCGGTACAAATTCATCTATACGCATATTATGGGTTCACCGATTCATCACAGTTAACTTCAAAAAGACCAAGATTATCTACAACTACAGCACCAGCAAAGAACAAACCGTTTACAAACCAGGTGGTTTCACGTGGTAGGTAGTTCACTTCAGTGCGCATATCTTGGCCGATTGCAAAACCAGTTGACATTTTATGCCAAGCAAATGTAGAGCGAATGTTAGCAGCGATTGGCAAGCCACCTTCAGTCATGGTCGGGATAATACGGATATTCATACCCATCAATTCTTTGTAGTTAAGACTACCGTCAACCACAGTGTCGTTTGATGTGTAGAAACGAGAAATTACTCGGTCATCATTTGTTAGAGCGCGCAAGTTGTTACCAGACATTGCGTTAAAACGCTCAGCGACTGGCACAGCATTTTGTTCAAATAATTGAATCAAATTACGTAGATTGCTATATGTGTAGTTTGAACCAGCGCCACCGATTGTAGTTGACGCATTGCCCACAAACGCATCGATGATGATTTGGTCAGAACGTCTGCCGATTGCCATTGCAACCACAGCCGCTAATTCACGTTTAGTATCAAAGTTAACGGTTAAATCTTGGATTTCATCAACACCAGTACCGGCAGCATATTTAACCAATGTTGCTGTGTAGGCGGTGAAACCTGGATCTTGAATTGCAATTGTGTTTTGGAAAGCAGTAGGTTGCGCTATTACTTGTCCTACTTTACGAAACTGGGTATATAAACCAATCACATCGGTACGGATACGGACTGTGTCACGTAGAATAAAACCGCGGGAATGGTATTCAATTTTGACCATATTGTCGAATTCTGTTTGTTCGACATTACTTAAGGTGCTCATGGATAGATACTCCTAAAAAACAAAAAACTTAATTTCTGCTTTCTTCGGGCTTGTCGGTGTATAACCGGTATCCATCTAAGAGTTTAGGGTGTCCTTTCGGGCCTAAACGTGTCCTTGTTTGGGCGGTATTCGTACAAGGTGTCCAAATACTTTGCTTCCTGGGGGTTGGGTGGCAAGCCCACTCACAAACTTGCCATCCGACCAAATAGCGAATTTAAGGCTAATAAATTGCTACCAGCTTTTAGTATATCAAGTTACCAAAATTCTGCAAATTAACCTGCTTTTAATTGCAACTTACTATAGGGTTGATCTGAACTTGGTGGTGTGCCATCGCTAAAGCACCAATAGCTATTTAACTGTCCTGGGGGTGGCTTCCAGCCTGGTACTTCTAATACGGCACAGGCTATACGGGTAACATCTGCGCGCAACATGCGACCTAGGTATACCCACGCGTAACTACATTTATAACCGCTACCATGTTCTTCAAGTGCAGTCTCACATGATTTGAAGTCGTTAAATGAACCAGCGCTAGCATTGCACGCGGTGTAGTTAAAACAGGATTTAAATTGGCGTGCACGAAAATAATAGTTTTTTATCAGACAATTTTGCCCATAGGCAGTACACGTATCATGCCAACCCCAAAATGGCACGCTCATACCAAGTTCGCCACCTATAAAGTAACCATTCATGTTTTGCTTAAAAGGGAATGGTGGGTTTGGGTTTACCTCAAACATCCATCTAGAATCGTTATGACTGTTAATTACCGCATCAAGTTTAGCTTGTGCTGCAAAGTCGTATGTCACATGCTGCATATCGGTTGCATGCACAGATTGACGAAAGCCGTTTAACAGTTGGGTGTAATGTTTAGCAAATGCTGGATTTAGCGGTTTGACAGCATCCGCATCTTGAGTTGCAACACTCAACCCGAGCGCAGTTAGCACAAGTTTTTTAAAGTTCATTTTACCTTCCTTGGTATTTGTAACTAGTTACAATGTCTTTTATAACTAGTTGTTAAGCCATTTAAAACGGATTACCACTAGTTAATAATCTATTTTCAATTAGTTTAAATAGACTACTCTCCTAACGCTTGCGCGAACTTAGCTTTAATCTCTGCACGATACTTTGCATCTGAGTTATAACGCGCATAATTAGCACGCATTTCTGCCTCAACCTCGCCAACTGTTAAAGGCACAAATTTGGATTCAGGCGCAATTGGCACGGTTACACTAGTGTGATGTTGCAGTTGACGCACTTCATCCATAAAGTTTACAAAGTCTGCGTTTTTTGGCAGTCGATTTAATGCTTCAATGGCTTTTTCACTAAATGTATTTTCAACCCATTGCGCAACCACTTTTACCTTTTCACGCCCATTTGGCCCAAGCTTTTCAAGCTCTTTGACTGGGTCAATCTTGTTTACATTCACATATTCTGAAAACACGTCTAGCACACCATCTAGCGCGTCTTGTGGTAATTGTTTTTCACGTGCCGTATGCAAGAGTTTTTGTGTAACCATGTCTTCTGGGTTTAATAGATGTTCGTATTTAGATATGTCGTATTTTTCCGGTGCAATACGAGTAGCACCCAGCTTCTTTTCCAAGTCAGGGTATGCTTTGGCTTGGTCTAGCAAGGTTTTATATTTGGGTGAAAAGTAACTTGGGCGTTCACCTTCACCTTTTAATCCATCCATAATGTACCAATCGTTAGATTGCGCTGGCGCGGCATCCGCGGCAACTGGCGCAGGTTTGCTTATGTTTGGGAAAAATTCACTAGATTGTGGTGCTGCTGGTGGTGTTTGGTTGTCTTCCATTGCTTTGTACTCCGTTTATATATTGTTGATGTTGCAAACCCAAATTATAAAAACCACGGATTGCTTCCCTAAAGCCTTCCCAATACAAAGCTAGTTCTTTGCATTGTGGGTGGTCTGGTCGAAAGAGGGCGGCTGACAAGTAGCGCTCTCTGAATATCTTCATAAGTTCTTTACCTTTGGGTTCTACATGGAACACTTCGTGGCAAAGACGCATTAATTCTAGTTGTTCTTTGTTCATCTCATCGCGAACGTTTTTGACACCCTCGTAAGGATTATCAATTTTTAAATACGGATTATCCTTAGGCTCCAATTTGCGCTCCCATTTGTTCAATACCTAATGCTTCAACTTGTTCCATTTGTTGTGATTGTTGTTTTAGCATTTCCTGCATTTGCGCTCTGTCATTTAATATTTTCATCTCAACGCCCATTTTCTCAGCCATCCACATTGGCATTTCAATGGGGTTTAAATAAGTGATTGCAGCATCAGGCCCAACGATTGCCTGCATTAGCTGGAACCACTGGGTAAAGACTGACACGTCGTTTTGACCTTGTGAAATCGTGATAGGCGACTTGTACTTAAGCTTAATCTCTTTGCCGTTAACGTTTAACTTCGGCATTAAACCTTTCTTTTGCAGGATATGAATTACGTTTTCAATTAAGCGCGGCATAAACTCGACACACAATCTAGTAAAGCTTGGACCGATTTGCTCTAAGAATTCTTGCTTGCGTGTTGCAATCTCTAGTGCCGTTTTTGCTGGTGCATCAATTGGGCCTAACGGGTCGCCATACATAAGCTTGTTAATCTGCATGCGCAAATCATTTGCTGTTAACTGCATAAACTGCGGGTTAGCTGTATCTGGGAAAGGTTGCAATGGAAATTGCCCAGAAGTATTTGGCGCAATTGGAATAATAGTGTTTGGTTCTAGCTTAAACGTCCACGGGTTAAATATACCATCGCTCCAGGCCATGATAGGCTTTGCAACGTTCATATTCGCGCTAGTTAACTCTAAGCGCATTAACTCGTTTAATGTTAAGATAGAGGGCAGAGCGCCAATCACAGGGCCTCTACCCATTACTTCGTTTGAAATCTTTGACCAACGGAATGTTAAAAAGGGGTTTCTATCTACTGCTTTCTCAAGCAAGATTTCACCTTCGTGCATTACCACATAAGTGTATTTGGTTTTAGTATTATATGGTGAATTATCGATACAGCCGTCTACTAGCACTTTAACTGTAGCGCCGGGGTCATCTTTTAACATTGAAGACATCATCGGTGTGAGACGTGCTTCAGGCCAGAGGGCCAGAATGTCAGATATTTTAACCTCATCCCACCAACGCCATGCAGCATCGAGCAGTCCGGAATAGGTTTGCTCTGGCGCAAGACGTGCAAGCGGCACAGAAAAGAAGCGCAAAGGCTCTTCGTCTGGTCCTTCGTTAATGATTAAACAAGCGGTGCCAATTCCAAGGTCATAATAACATTCATTAATAACCAAATCGAAATTGGAGCGATGCAGGTAACTAAAAAGAATGTTAGTAGCGTCTTGCAAAAGTTTATTAACGTTATCTTTTTCATCGTCTGGTATCTCGCTTCCTGCTTCAAGTAATGCCCAATTTTGTTGTGGTGGCGTAAGCGCTCTGTGTACCTTGCTTACAAACGACTGCATAGCAATTACGGGTGTAGTGTCATAGACCTTAGCATTCTTTTGCGCGCCTTGGTATTGCGATGTCCAGTAATAGAGGTTGCGCTCTGGGGTTGTATAGTGATAACACGCTTCAAGTAGCGATATCCATAAATCACTAGTTGCGCGGGCTTTAGTGTAACGGCGCAAATAATATTCGCGCTTATCTAGGCTTGGAGCAAGAATTACATCCGTGTTTGACATTTATTATCCTAATGTTGGGGTAAGTGGTGATTCGGTGGGTTGTGATTCACCAAAGACACCCCCGCGTAACCTTGCACGATTGCTGCGAGCTTGCGCGACCGCGAGTTTACGTTGTTGTTGCTCCACGTTTTTAGAAAGCTTGGCCTGATCTTTGGACAAGCGTTGACGTGATTCGTTGATTGCGGCGTGCTCTTCACCGGCGGCACGTTTGGCGGCACGTGATGCGCGTGCGGTTTGATGTGCGCCAAATAGGGCAGATGCGCCAACTAAACCCAGGGCTGCTGTTTCTAGTCCCATTAGTAACCTCCATAGTTTTCATTTTCGCGCACCATCGAGTGACCAGTGGATGGGTGTTTTAACTTTTCCAGGTTCGAATTAATTTGTTGTGATTGACGCTCACGGTCTTCCACGCGCATATCAATATCACGTGTTTCGCGTCGCTTAGATGCTAGTTCAGTGTTAAAATCCCTTTCCTTTGCCATTTCGTTACCTCAATCCCTGGATATTCCCTGGTAGTTAGTCGGTCATATAAAGTTTGGCACAAAAACGCACCAACATTAATCCCCATTACATATTGTACAAAAGTAGTGCACGTCTGCATAGTCGGCTTAATCAATTTAGCCCTGCAACTATGAGCAACTTTAACTCTTATAAACCCATCGGGATTATCTATGCTGATTTCATCGCCACAAAGTAAAAAACAACGGGAGGCAAGCGGTGAGAGCTCAATAAACCCATGGTTAGTTCGTGCGATTAAATCGACGTGTGTAAAACCTTTTAAAAGCTTGCCATACCAACAATCAGTGTAGCTGAAATTAAGATAATAGATTCTGCTCAAATCTTAATCACCACCCACATGGCTGCATCGATATCAGTAATCTCATCAATGCTTCGCACTACAATCACTGGTAACTTTTTGGGAGGGTTTAGACGCAACTCTAATCTTTGTAACCTACGCTTTAATTCCACTTGCTTGGGCCTCCAATGCCTCCACACGTTGCGCCACTTCGGTCTTTTCATGAATTGCAGCACTTACCGCAATGTAGTCAGCGTAGTCCTTAGCTTCTTTAGAAGTAAGCTTGCCACTAGCCACATGCGTATCAACTAACGCCATTTTTTCATCCGAAGTTCTACATTGTGTGAAATCAATTGCAACTTTGCGATGCTCAGTATATCCGCATTTGTTACGCATAAGCATCGACCACACCGTTGCATTAAACTTTTCAAATTCGCCTTTCATGCCGCGTATGCCCATCTCGGTAAACCAGGCTTCGGTATGCTCTTTGCCGCGATGAAACGCGTCGTTAAATTCGGGATGTGAATCAACCCAACGATAAAACGTGGAGCGGGCGATATTTACTTGCGAGCAGAAATTACAGATCGAACCACCGTCTTTACATATGCTTACATAAAGAGCAGGGTACGTTTTTTTGTACGTAGCTAGTGCCATAAAATCCTTTTTTAGATGTCCCCATCACTCGCTAAGTATAGAAAACTCAAGTGTGCGATGCAATATGCAGCACACCTTGACATGTTAAACAAGTGATGTATACTACATCAATGGATATTAATAAGAGGGAACTATGTATTTTTTTAAAATAGGTGATGAGTTAATTAATCTGGGGCTAGTGCGCAACTTAAAACGCGAAGGCAGCATTATATATTTTAAGTTCAGCAACAAAGAATATTACAAGTATGCATGCAAAACCGATAGTAGCGCAATTTCAGCCATGAAAGAAATTGCAAATGTAATTCAAATAGCGCAGGGGGAATAATGAGCAAGGATAAAGCAGAGAAGTCAGCAGAAGCAGTGGCCTACGAGAAGCTACAAGCACAAAAACGTATATTCGAAGAAGACCTAAAGACCGTAACCCACATCTACGGCAAGATTACCGCAAGTCATGATCATAAAGAACTTGCCAAAAAAACCAACATGCTACGTGAAAAAATTGATTCACTAGTTAAAGAGGTTAACGCAAAATTGCACCAGTGGGACTTACACTTTAGAGCACAAGCCGCATATGAAGAAATGATACGAAACGAAGAAACTATCAATCAATTAGCAAACAAATACACATAAAATAAACGGGGGAACAAATGGCTAACGATGAAGTACATAATAAATTTATGCACGAAACAGTGCTGCGTATAAACAATCTAAATGAGCGTCTTAAGTTTTTAGAGCAGACGATTACTCGCGTGGTAAATCATTTGGCTAAAAGCGATATCAAGTCACCATATGAAACAGGGTATGAATCTGTCGAAAATAGACCCTATGATGCACATGTTCAAGAAATGTGTAGACAAAAGGTTTAAACATAAACATATTGAGCAAACATCAACCAATTAAGGATATAAATAATGACGATACAAGAGCTTGTAAATAAAATGAGAGAAAAACTTGAATTAAACACTAAACTTTTAACAGTAAAAGCATTTATATTTCATATATGCTATATGGAGGGCGCGCCTGTTAATGATGTTCGTGCAATCTATGAGCTTAATATTTTAAAAAATTACAATTTGTTTAATAAGCTTCAATATGTAAGACTAAATCAAGACCCAGGCGGTCACGACTATTATTTTTTGTTTAGTGATATCACTCAAGAAGAATTCACAAATTTAGCCGCGACTGTTGCGCCGCTAGATAGTGCGCTCTATACATCTCATATGGTGGAGCGGTATAAAAATAAGTATTTAGAAATAAAAAAAGATGCAGATGATCTTGCGGAAGACTGTTTCTTGCGCATCTCGCACGAAAACATATCTTTAGTTCACGGCCTCTCTAGCGGTCAATATCATGTGCTTGATTACGAACATGTAGCAACCATTCCAATCGAAACAGACGTAGAGCTAAAAGATAAATAGCAGTGATGTATATTACATACCGCCGATAAATAATATTATCGGTGGCATCGTATAAAAACATTAGATAGCAGCATATAGACGTTAAACTGGCGTGCCACCTGTTAAACGTGTTAAACTAAACTATTAAACAAACTATATACAGGAGATAAATTATGTTAGGTGTAAGATTGCCCTACGACCTTGAAGAAAAACTAACCAGACTTGCTAAAAAGACTGGTCACACCAAAAGCTACTACGCAAAGAAAGCGCTAGAACGCTTTTTAGAGCAAGAAAGCCAAGTACATGCCGCTCACGTGCCGGTTAATTTTGGCGACAACTACACTCTTGGCTTTTACGACTTATAAACTGCAGGCGCTCAATATGAGTAAAAATATAAAAACTTGTACAACTTGTTAAACATGTTATACTGTCTTGGGGGTATAAATTATGTTAGGCGTTAGATTATCAAAAAATTTAGAAACAAGGCTTGCCCTACTTTCTGAAAAAACTGGGCGCACTAAAACTTATTATGTAAAAAAAGCCTTAGAAAAATACTTAGAAGATCAAGACGATTTACAGATTGCTTTTGATGTATTAAAAGACCCGGACGGTTATTTAACCCTTGAAGAAATGAAGAAAAAACTTGGCTTATAAGATAAAATTTGCTGGAAAAAGTGAAAAAGGACTTAAAAAGTTAGGGTCAGTAGCGCAAATGCGAATAATTGACTATTTGTCAGATATAGCGTTGCTTGATTCGCCATATATTCGCGGAGAACCACTACACGAAAACTTAGGCGGCTTGTGGCGCTATCGGATTGGTAACTATCGGGTAATTTGCGAAATCAATGATAATGAAAATACAATAACGGTCTTAGACGCAGGACATCGGCGTGATATCTACAATATTAAATGAGTTTAAAAGAAACATAAAGAAATTTCTTGTTTATTTAATGATATGCAGCTTGATTTCTAATGTGCTAATCACCCTATTTTTAAAGTATATAAATTTGACATAAAGGTAAATATAATGTTTCGACGGATCAAAACCAATAGTGGCGAGAAGCTACAAGAATTATCAATTAAACAACGTGAAATGCTTTTAGCTTATCGTCGCGATGTGACAGACAGAAAAGTCTATTTAGAAGAAAAAGTCACATGGCGCGAATTGTTGCAAGAATCAATTTTACCTGAAATTAAATCATGTAAACGTTATGTGTTAGAGGGATAAAATGATCCATCTACTTGAAACAAAAAGGGGAAAATAAAATGACACAAACAAAATCAAAATTTTTATTGGACTTAGCAGATCACCCAGCATACACCACAGGTTTTGACGAAGGCTATAATACTGGTGTTAAAAAAGTCATAGAGCGCATAGAAATATTACTTAATGGCTATGAATCTAGAGGGCTATCGCCAGCTACAACTGATACATACAAAGAAATACTAAATCATATTATAGACACCAGGGACACTTTGGATTATCTTTTAGAGCTGCGCGCCTATAAAATGAACGAGCTAAACATTGAACGAGCAGACCATCCCGTCCTTGCTAAACTAAACAAACTAATTGCACTTTTTAGTTAAATGTTGTTGCTGAGGTTTTTCATAATTTTAATCATCGTTGTTATTGTTATGGCGGTATATGTTTTTTGTTTATTTTTAATGATAAAACATGCGCTCCACCAATGGGATAAAAACACATAAAATTTATTAGGTTTATTCGTTTTCCACCAGCTCACGAAGCTTAACTGCTTCGCGTGCTTGCACGCACAAATAATATGTCTCGCGCGAGATCTTTAAGCTCTCGCAATCTAGCGTATTTTTGCCAGTATATGTAGCATTAACTATCGCGCTCATTACACAAAATATTACCAGTAACAACGCTCCCAAAAACATATAAAATACTTTACTGCTCATCTCTTCCCTGCTCGAAAACTCGTCATTAGCAACATATATTTATCCCAGCTATCAAACCGATAACCAGGCTCCTTTTGCTTCATATTCTGCACACACTCATTAGCAGCTTGAATTTGTTCAGGCGTACAATTAGCTATGATATCTTCAGCCAAACCGCGACCCAATCCCAACTCTGTCCCTAACACCCTAACCAATATCTCGCTCATTAGTCAGCTCCCTTATTTCTAATATTATGCGACCCTTAGATATTACCTCACGTCTTTCAAGAATTAAGCAATCAATGTTGTAGTCATCATCAATTATGCCAGCTTTCTGAACCGAATCTAATACGCACTTGCAAATATTATCTAAATCTCGCCTACGTTTGTCTGGCGGATATACCCAAATTTTAACTTTAAGCTTCACACCCAAGAACGCATTATAACGCTCACAGAGCGGCGTTCTGTCTTTTACCGCTCGTATGTACTCGTTTGCCTCTTTCGAAAGATAGCGACGATTACCGCTCGTTTTGTACATGTGATTCACGCTCGGCGGATAAGGCAGCATCAGACTCAGCATTTTTGTTCCACTCCGTGGTTAATTTATCTAGGGCATCTTGCCGGTAAAATTCTATGTCATTTTCCCACATCAACGAATATGACATGCTCTCTGACTTACGTCCGCACTCACACTCAAACCACATCACGTGCACCCGCCAACCATGGCGCTCAGTGAGCTTGGGTTCCTTCCCGCATACACAATTAATCATCCGTTGATCCTATTTCAAAAAATCGGCATCCAAATTAATTAAATAATCATCCACTCTTAGGAAAAAGTCACTCAAATGGATTTTTCCGGTTTGAAACAACTCAAGAAAATCCTCAAGGCGCAACAATTCTTGTCTAGCATCTTTGGCTTTAGCCATGAATAACCAGCCTGGCAAAAAGACATTCACCATCATGGATTTGGGGAACCAACAGCTCAAAGTGTAATCCCACGTCTTTGACGGATAGCGATATTCAATGCGCGCCTCAAAGCAAATGGCGTTTGAGGTTTGAGCAACAATCTTGTGTGGGTTGATTGGGTACATTTTGTGTGGCAAAAATGTGCTCTCCTGCTCTGGCTCAACATTTTTTTTAAACAGCTCTACAACGTTGTTTTTCTTTGCGGTTGTCATAGTTTCATCCCCTTTGTGAAGTTTTGTAATATTTCTTGCATCTTAACTGGCTCAGATTTATATCTATTCGGCTTTTGCCATCTACCGTCCTTGATAAGCTTAATCGCACTGTTGTACGCATGTCTGGCTGACCTGGTCTTTTTCTTGTCACGATTTCTAATATGAAACACTACCTGATCTGCCAGCTCCTCGTTACTCCCAAAAATCCTAGTCGGAATATCCCCATAGTGGTGTAGTCGCTCAATTCTTTCGACCACCTCCTCCTTTGAGATTTGTTCCTCGTTCTCCAAAACATCGGCCTCTTTTTCTTCCCCCTGTTGCCCCTCCTCTAACATAGAGTGATAAACAGATCCCTTGTTCTGTTGTTTGGGTGCACGTGGTGCACCCCCAAATGACACATTTTGCCCCCCCTCGGGTGCACCAGGTGCACCCTGTGGATTAATTATACATTGGTTATCCACAGTTTTATCCACAAGCATCTTAAGCATAGCCGTAGAAATAGTGAAGATGTTTTTGTCGTACTTGTGTCCTCTCCCGTTAATGAGAATTCCCGTCGCCTCCATTTTTTTCATGACGTTTTTAATGGTGCGAGGTGATGCCGATATGTTTGCAGCCAAGGTTTCTTGAGTTATGTAAATATCATAAACATTGGTGCCGTCATATTTGCCGACAAAAATCATTTCATTCAAAACAAACTTTTCATAAGTGGTAAGCTTGCAGCGACGAACCAGGGCCATTATTTTAAATTTAGACATGCGTAACTCCTTCTACTTTTTGGCATCCATAACCTGAAACGATAAAAAACGACCGATTGCGTTTTAGGTATAATTCATACATACTAAAGCTCCTTGATACATAAAGGGTTCATTTGATACATAAAGGGTTCATTTGATACATAAAGGGTTCATTTGAAATAAAGCTCCTTAGTAATGAGACTGATTAGCTTGTGAGAGGGTTTTTTGGTTTTCATAATTAAGGCTCCATAGTGATAAAACTAGTAAATGTCCTAGGTATAGTTAAAAAAATGGCTAGCCTTATTGCTATCTCCAACGAAGCAACAAGGCTAGCCGTATAATGCATACAAGCCAGCGTCCTACCCGCTTTATTCTTGCAAAGCAGGTTCATCAACTTAATTAAATGATGTGTGGTACTTGATTTGTGCGCTAGATGAGTTAGAATCTGTTTATTCATATTGAGTGTCCTATGGTTGCCCCGATCGCTTCATACCCGGCGGGGCAATATCTTCAAAAAATAAAATCCAGCATAACCGCACAAACCAACTAGATCAAGTTTCATTCCCAAATTTTTTTCGCTATAATAATTTAGCAACAACCAACCTGAAG